ATAGAGGGACATTAAACACAATCGAAGATGTAGCTGCTTATATGGCAGACTTGTTAGACGAGCAGACTAAAGGAAACCTACCTCACGATTTATGCTTCTTCTGGGACTCTGTAGGTTCAGTACCTTGTGACTTATCGGTACGTTCTAATAAGAACAATAACGAATGGAACGCAGGAGCAATGTCTACTCAGTTTGGTAATAACTTAAACCAGAAGATATTATTATCTCGAAAAGAAGGATCTCCATACACTAATACTCTAGTAGCTATTAATAAAGTATGGACACAGAAACCAGACTCTCCAATGTCTATGCCGAAGTTGCAGAATAAAGGAGGTATGTCAATGTGGTACGATGCAACATTAGTAATTACATTTGGTAATATCACCAACCCAGGTACTTCTAAGATCAAAGCTATTAAGAGCGGTCTACAGGTTGAGTTTGCTAAAAGAACAAATATACAAATCGAAAAGAACCATATTGAAGGAGTACAGACAAGAGGAAGAATTGTAATGACCCCTCACGGTTTTATTGCAGACGATAAGAAAGCAATCGATAAGTATAAAGATTCACATAAAGAGCATTGGCTTAAACTTTTAGGATCTGTAGATTTCAGTTTAGTTGAAGAAGGAGACATGGAAGAAGATGAAATCACCACAGGAATATTAGAAGACTAATGGCAGACTATAGTAAAATTATAAATAATCTTAAAGAGTCTCCTCCTAGAGAGTTAAATGATCATTTACTGATTATAGATTCTATGAATACATTTATTCGTAGCTTCTCAACTCTAAGAGCAATGAACCCTCAAGGCCACCATATCGGTGGTCTTGTAGGCTTCTTAAGATCTTTAGGATTCCTAGTAAGAACAATCGACCCTACAAGAGTTATTTGTGTATTTGATGGGAAAGGCTCTTCTACTAATAGGAAGAATATAGACCCTAACTACAAAGCACAAAGACAGCATACCCGTATCACTAACTGGGGCATGTATGAGAATAAACAAGAAGAGTACGAATCTCTATCAGCACAGCTAGAGAGGTTAAAAGACTACCTTGATTGTTTACCCATGCATAGCTTAACAATGGAGAAGCTAGAGGCAGATGATATTATAGCAGACCTAGCACTAGGAGCATCAGCATCTGGTAAGAAAGTAACAATTGTTTCTTCTGATAAAGACTTTTTACAGTTAATAGACGGATGTATTTCAGTATACTCGCCGATTAAGAAAACATTCTATACAAAGGATAATATTGTACAAGAGTTAGAAGTACTACCTCAAAACTACAATATAGTAAAAGCTTTACTAGGAGATAACTCAGATAACCTTGCCGGAGTAAAAGGCTTAGGATTAAAGACTCTAGTTAAAGAGTTTCCAGAACTACTTACAAATCCAAATTACGAGTTAGAAGATATCTACAAAGTATGTGAGCAGAATCTAGACGGTAAGTCTATTTTTGCTAAAATAATACATAATTGGGATCGGGTAAAAACTAACTACCAACTGATGAATTTACATGAAGGACAGTTGGATGATAAAGAAATTCTTCATACATTAAGTGTATTAAAAGAGCCTATTCCACCTCTACAGACAGGAGCCTTTTTACATCTATTAGATATAGATAAGATCGAAGGTATTACCAAGAACACAGAAGGATGGTTAGAGAATTTTAGAACATTAACGGTTTTTAAACAATAAGTTATATGACATTGCAGAAGTTAACGCAGTATGGAAAACCCTTCCAGATCAAAGTAATAGGCGCCTTACTCACAGACAAAGGCTTCCTACTAACAGTAAGAGATGTATTAAGAGAAGAATACTTTGATTCAGATACACATAAGTGGATCATCGGACAGATCTTAAAATATTTCGATAAGTACCACACTACTGTTACTATGGATGTACTTAAAGTAGAACTTCAGAAGATTGAAAACGAAGTACTTCAAGTAGCAGTAAAAGAAGAGTTAAGAAACTCTTATGCTGCTTCTCAAGATGACTTAGATTACGTAGAAGAAGAATTTACTACGTTCTGTAAGAATCAAGAAATGAAAGCAGCTATTTTATCCTCAGCTGACTTATTAAAGCAAAGCGATTTCGAAGGTATTCGTAACCTAATTGAAAAAGCTATGAAAGCTGCAATGGATAAAAATATTGGACACGAGTACGATAAAGATGTCGAGTCTAGATACAGAACAGACTATAGACCAACAGTACCAACTCCATGGCCATTACTAAATGAAACTATACAAGGAGGATGGGGACCTGGAGACTTAATTATTGTGTTTGGTAACCCAGGTGGAGGTAAGTCTTGGACAATGGTAGCAGCAGCAGCTCATGCTGTAAAATTAGGATTTAAAGTTAACTACTATACCCTAGAATTAGGAGAAGATTACGTAGGTAAACGATTCGACTGCTACTTTACAGGATACTCTATTGATGAGGTTAATAAGCATAGAAAAGAAGTAGAGACCCACATTAAGAACCTTAAAGGTAGATTGATCGTAAAAGAATATGCTCCTAAAGCAGCGACAGTAAATAACATTAAGAGTCACGTACAGAAGTGTATTGATATGGGACATAAACCAGACTTAGTTGTTATTGACTACGTAGATTACTTAAAAGCACCATCTAGAGGTAAATTTGCAGAACGTAAAGATGAGATTGATGATGTGTTTATTGCTACTAAGAGTTTAGCTAAGGAGTTAAAAATACCAGTACTAACACCATCTCAGGTTAACCGTATGGGAGCTAAAGACTCGGTTATTGAAGGAGATAAAGCAGCCGGCTCTTATGATAAAATGATGGTAGCAGATATATGTCTTTCACTATCAAGACAGAAAGAAGATAAGGTGTTAGGAACAGGACGTTTACACGTTATGAAGAATAGATACGGACAAGACGGTATGACTTATAACGTTAAAATGGATACTAATAACGGCCATATCGAGATTGAAGGAAAGGCAAGTATAGATGATGATGGCAATAGCCCACAGGGTACCCACTTCGAAATTGCTAAGAAATTTTTCGATCAAAACCAATAACAAATAGTAGTAGAAGCTATTTATTTCTACATCCCCGAAAGCAGATTAATGCTTAGAACCTCGGGGATTTTATTATTTAACACACTAAAAATATACTATGGGACTAAGAGATGAAAGAGTTGTTTATAAGCCGTTTGAATATCCTAAAGCATACGACTACTGGTTAAAGCAACAACAAGCACACTGGCTTCATACAGAAGTTCCAATGGCTCAAGACGTAACAGATTGGAAGTCTAATCTGAAAGATCACGAAAAGAATGTAGTCGGAGGTATATTAAAAGGATTTGCTCAAACAGAAACAGTAGTGAATGATTACTGGACAGGATTAGTAACTAACTGGTTTAGAAAACCAGAGATTATTATGATGGGAGTTACTTTTGGATCTTTTGAAACTATCCATGCAGAAGCTTATTCACTACTTAACGAACAGTTAGGGTTAGATAACTTTGCAGAATTTTTAGAAGACGAAGCTACTAAAGCAAAGATTGAAGCTTTGATGAATGTTAGAGATAGTCATGATGGAACTCCTGATTGGCATGAACGAGCCAAATCGTTAGCTATATTCTCAGCATTTACAGAAGGAGTTAATTTATTTTCTTCATTTGCGGTATTATTATCGTTTAAGATGAGAAATAAGTTAAAAGGAATTGGACAGATTGTTGAATGGTCTGTACGAGATGAATCTCTTCACTCAGAAGCAGGTTGCTGGTTATTTAGACAATTGCTTTCAGAGTATCCAGAGATTAATACAGAAAAATTACAAAGTGAAATCGAAACAGCAGCACACTTAGCTCTTAAATTAGAGTTCGATTTTATTGATAAGGTTTTTGAATTAGGAGATTTAGAAAACCTTTCTAAAGACGACCTTAAGAACTTTATTAAACATAGAGTTAATACTAAAATGGGTGATCTAGGTTTAAAACCTTTGATCCCTTCTGACCAGATTGATGCAGGAGCATTAAAGACTATGAAGTGGTTTGATGCAGTGATTGCAGGTAAACAACATACAGACTTTTTTGCAAGTAGAGTAACAAACTACTCTAAAGGTCATATGGATTGGTCAACAGCATTTTAATAAAATTTAATTAGATTATATAATGGCACTACAAGTAGATACTTCCACCTGGGAAGCAGGAAAAGATTATCCTGAATGGATGAACGAAATTTCTTTATCAACAATCTCTAAAGGATACCTCCTACCAGGAGAGACTCCTCGAAAAGCATATAAAAGAGTATCAGATACAGTTGCAGCAAGATTAGATCGACCAGATTTAGCTGCTAAGTTCTTCAAGTATATGTGGAAAGGTTGGTTGAATTTAGCTTCTCCGGTACTATCTAACACAGGTACAGATAAAGGATTACCTATTTCATGCTTTGGTATTGATACTCCGGACTCTATTAGAGGAATTGGATTAACAAACGCTGAGTTGATGAGATTAACTTCACTAGGAGGTGGAGTAGGTATTGGTCTTTCTAAAATTAGAGGAAGAGGTTCTAAAATTGGTAACGGAGATTTAGGACAGTCAGAAGGAGTTATTCCTTGGGCTAAAATATACGACTCTACTATTATTGCAACTAACCAAGGAGCAGTACGTAGAGGAGCTGCTTCCGTAAACTTAGATATTAACCATCCAGACATTAAGGAATTCCTACAAATTAGACGACCTAAAGGAGATCCGAACAGACAGTGTCTTAACCTACATCAATGTGTTGTAGTGGATGATACCTTTATGCAAAAGATCGAGCGTAGAGACCCTGAGGCAATGGAAGTCTGGGTAGAAATATTAAAAGCTAGAGTTGAGACAGGAGAACCTTATATTATGTTTAAGGATAATGTAAACAACGCTAACCCTCCTGCTTACATTAAGAATAATTTAGAAGTGACTATGACAAACATCTGTTCGGAAATCACTTTACATACAGATGAAGAGCATAGCTTTATTTGTTGTTTAAGCTCAGTAAATTTAGCTAAATGGGATGAATGGAAGAACACTGACTTAATTGAAACTGCAATTTACTTCTTAGACGGAGTAATGGAAGAGTTCTTAGTTAAGACTAACGGAAAAGAATCTCTAATTAGAGCACATCGTTCTGCTAAGAAAGGTAGAGCAATTGGGTTAGGAGTATTAGGATGGCATACGTTATTACAACAGAAGAAGATTCCATTTATAGGAATTGCAGCAAACAGTATGACGCATCAAATTTTCTCTCAAATTAAGACTCAAGCAGAAGCTGCTTCTAGAAAGTTAGCAGATGAATACGGAGAACCAGTTTGGTGTAAAGGTACAGGAATGAGAAACACGCACTTATTAGCAGTTGCTCCAACAGTATCTAATTCAACTATCTCAGGAGGTGTATCAGCAGGTATTGAACCATTACCGGCAAATATTTACACTTTTAACTCAGGAAAAGGTACATTTATTCGTAAAAATCCTGAACTAGAAAACTATTTATTAGAAAGAGGTCATAATACAGAAGAGGTATGGGACCAGATTATGAAAGATAGAGGTTCTATTGCGAATCTACCAGAAGATGTAATGCCTGCAGAGGATAAACCAATCTTCTTAACATTTGCTGAAATTAATCAACTACAGTTAGTAGAACAAGCAGCAATACGTCAACAGTATATCGATCAGACTCAGTCTTTAAATTTAGCTTTCGATCCAACAGATAGTCCTAGATTTATCAATTTAGTTCACCAGACGGCTTGGAAGTTAGGAATAAAAACCTTATATTATTTAAGAACAGATTCTGTAATCAACGGAGACATTGGAAGTAGAACAGCAGAAGACTGTGTAGCTTGTGACGGATAAAAAATAAAAATACCCTATATGGAAAGAATATACGTAGAGAACAGTCATGGATTGGAGATGTTTTCAATCCCAAACTTCCTAACTAACGAAGAATGTGATCATATCGTTAGCTTAACAGAAAAAGGAAGTGTAAGATCTAGTGTAGCTGGTACCGGAACAGAGTCAATTAAGTACGACGAAGGTCGTACAAGTTCTACTGCAGTCTTATTAGATACAGACCCGATTGTAAGTCAGGTTAATCAAAAAATGTACACAGAACTAGGGATAGAAGCTCCTTATTCAGAACCAACCCAGGGACAAATCTACGAAGTAGGTCAAGAATTTAGACATCACCAAGATGCTTTCGGTAAAGAAGCGTACCATAACCATTGCTTAGCTAGTGGACAGAGAACTTGGACGTTTATGATATACCTTAATGATGTAGAAGAAGGAGGTCAAACAGACTTCCCTACTCTACAAAAAACATTCTCACCGATAAAAGGTACGGCAGTAGTTTGGAAAAACTCAAACGGAACAGGTAGTGAGAACTCAGCTGCTTTACATGCTGGGCTACCTGTTATAAAAGGTAGAAAGGTTATTATTACAAAATGGTTTAGAGAAAATGTATTTAATAGCTCAGAAGATGCTAAATTAGCAAAAGAATATTTAGAAATGACACAGCCACAGCAACCTACTGAAAAAGTATTTTCTAAAAGTGAGGACTTACCAAGATTATCCGAGTTAGGATTTAAAGTAGTGAAAGTTCCTGAAAAAACTTTTCAATTAATACAAGAAGCTTATAATCTACTAAAACCTAGTGTTAGACCAGAAGAGTGGGGCGGTATTACGAATTTTATACACGATAATCAAGGTAATGCACCAGTAGAAATCTTCCCTATGGATTCTTTTACTCGAATAAGAGAAATAATTGCAGAAGAACTACAACCACTTCATGAAGAGTTTATAGGAAATAAAGAAAGACTGATTCCTAAGTGGATTTACGGTATTAGATCTTATAAAAGAGGAGCAATACTAGAACCTCACACAGATACTCTAGTAACTCATCATATTTCTTCTATAGTAATTGTAGATAAGCAAGTAGACAGAGACTGGCCTTTAGATATACAAGATCATAAAGGAAGATGGCATAAAGTCTATGCTGAACCAGGAGAGATGATTTTATATGAATCTGCTACAAATAAACACGGTCGAATTGAACCTTTCGAAGGAGAGTATTTTAGAAACTTCTTTTTACATTATACATTTGCAGATTATAAATTTGTAGCTCAATAAATGGATTACATAGTTGTCGGAACTAGTCGGTGTGAGTATCAAGCATGGCAGGTAAAGCTACTACATTGGTCTTTAAAAAAAGTAAATCAAAAAGGTAAACTAGTCGTTCTACTTTCCGGAGACTACGGACATAGAAATGAGAACCCAGATTTTAGTTTTTTATCAGATTCAATAGTAATAGATCAACCAGACTATGCACACCTATGGCAAACAGCTAACGATGACTGGTGGGGAGGAATTCCTAATAAGTATAAATCTGTAGAATGGTTATGTGAGAATAACTTCTTCAAAGACGAGGATAAACTTTTATTTCTAGACCCTGATATGCTGTTCACAAAAGCAGTAGACTTTGCTCTAGAAGATGATCACATAGTAGGTCAAGACTTTATACATTTTGTACCGCTTAAAGGGTGGGAAGATAGAGAACAAGATCCTTCTACCGCTAAAGGAATAATGTACCCTTTTGCTTTAAAATTTAAGACTTTAAAAAAGTTTTACAAGAAATATACAGAGTACTGTGAGCAAATTCGAAAGAAAGAGGGTAGATGGGAAGCAGAAATGTGGGGACTTGATTATGCTATTAAAGATTCAAACATAAAAGTAGATCTTGTACAGGATTTAGGTACCTGTACAGCATGGAATGACCAAGGAAGACAGACACTCGGCAGTATAATACATTACCCTAACGTAATACCAGATAAAGAAGGTAAAAAACTTTTCTTTAAGCAAGATCATACTTTTGATCAAAATGGTAAATACGATTTATCTAAAATAATTAGCGAAGCAGGAAATAAGATGGTTACCGCAGTTACCCAATACACAACAGACTACGTCTACTACAACAAATGGGATTTTACTAGTATTTTAAAATTCTACGACGGAAGTAAAGGTTACATTATCTTTAGACCATGGCCAGGAGGTTTTAATAACATTAGGATGTCATTAGAACTTGCTGTATGTATAGCGTACTTAACAAACCGTAAATTAGTTCTAACTCCAGAATATAATATGTACTTACTACAAGGGCATTCCAGTATGGAGTCATTTTTTGATACTTCTGACTTAGGAGTAACTTCTATTTCGTTTGATACATTCTGCAAAGAAAGAGGATTGGAAGTAAATTACGACAGCGTAAAAGCTATATCTAAGGTTCTAGACTACGATGCAGTAAAGCACGTAATGAACTTTGAAAAAGTACCAGTACCCTATAAATTTACAAAATACCGTCCGGTACTGAATAGAGAAGACTACTTCACAGACGAAGAGTACCTCTTTTTAGAATCAAACTTACTAGGAGTAACACACCAAACCCTATACACAAGTTTAGACGTAGAGATTAAAAAGCTTATTGCAAAGCATGTACATTACCGAACAGATATCTTCGACTTAGCTTGGCAATTTATTAATAAGTTAGGAGATAGAGAATACTACTCTATACACATTAGACGAAATGATTTTCAGTATAAAGAGTTATTCATTTCTTGTGAGCAAATACTAGAGAATATAAAAGACATAATTCCACAAGGAAGTAAGCTTTATATAGCAACAGATCATAGAGATAGAGAATTTTTTAATCCACTTGCTGCTTACTATAGTATATGTTTTTACGAAGATATAAAAAAAGAGGTAGGTATTTTTACCGAGTTCGATGTTAACTGGATTCCAATTATAGAGCAGTTTATTTGCACTAGGAGTATTAAATTTATAGGTATCTTCTTATATTTTTAGAATGAGAGGGTATATGTCAGATATCAACGATAAAAACTACTACCTTAATACAGAGAAGTTTGATACAAATAAACAGATCCCTTTCGCAGCAGAGAATCAGTTCCACGGGAATTGGTTTAGAGAATATAACGATAGTTGGAGCTTTGGTAATGGAAGTATATTTGTATCGATTGCTAGCTACTGTGATACTCAGCTTATACCTACTTTGAAGAGTCTCTACTCAGAAGCAATAGACCCGAGTAGAGTCTATGTAGGGGTTAACTTACAAGATACAGAAGAAGCGTATGAAGAGTTAAAAACATATAACTTTCCGAATTTAAAGATTATATTCACTCCGAAAGAGCAAGCACAGGGAGTTGTACATGCTAGAAATAGAATAAAGAACGAGCTTGTAACTAATCAAGACTACTTCTTACAAATAGATTCGCATAGCAGGTTTAGACAAGCATGGGATGCAATTCTAATACACCAGTATAATAGTATAGAGCAAGATAAAGTTATATTAACAACGTACCCTAATCACTTTGATGTACCGGATTATGAAAAGCAGTACCTACAGAAGCCAAACAATACACCGTTACGGGTTAGAAAGTTTTTATTAGAAACAAGTCCGGATGATAACAGGTGTATTGCTGAGAATTTACCTACTTTAGAGGATTACGAAGTAGTAGATACTCGATGGGCAGCAGCAGGATTTCTATTTACTAGAAGACAATGGTTAGAGGAAGTAAAGATCCCTGATAATATTAGATTTAACGGAGAAGAAGACTTTCAGACCTTTTTAAGTTACTTGAAAGGTTGGAATTTAAAGATAACTTCGTTAGCAACAGTGTGGCATAATTACGATTTTAAAGTAGCTAATACAGGTGTACCGTATAGAGAACATAACGGGAAGTATTTTATAGAAGATTACGCACGAGAATTGGTAAATGATTTTCTACTTAATCAAACACATATCAGAACACTAGAAGATTTAGAAAATTATTTTAATATAAAGTTAAAAAGGTAATATGTTTAATTTAGGTTTTTTTGGATCCCATAATGCTAGCTTAGCAATATCACATAAAGGAGAGGTTCTAGAAGTAGTAGAATTAGAGCGATTAATAAATGTAAAGAACGCTGCTTTCTTTTACTGGGGACATCATGAGAATATAGTTGAACTACTTACAGAAATCAAAGATTACTTTAAAACAAAATACGGAGTAGAGAAATACGATAACGTAGTATACAACTCAGTAGATAAAGAGATGTGGAAAATATTCCCCGCTAATAACTACCAGTGGCTACCTCATCACGAAGCTCATGCATACTCTGGATTATATCAATCTAACTTTGAAAAAGCTTTAATTATTTCCTTCGATGGAGGAAGTGACGAAGGTTTTTTTAATATCTACTTAGGAGACAAAAGTAACGAAACACCTATTGAAAAAATATATGTAGGTAAAAAGGATTATGCTGTCTCCTATATGATGCCTGCTCATTTTATATCAGATATAAAACAAGAGTGGATATATACAGGTAATTTAGTTTATGCTGGAAAACTAATGGGCTTAGCTGGTTTCGGAAAAGTAGATAATAACTTAGTAGAACCTTTCCGAGAATTCTATACTTCTAACACAACAGACAACATAAGTGAAGCATTAGTTCGCTTTATGAAGATATTCAATATAGAGTCGGAACAGACACGATTTGACGGTGACTATGCAGTTAACTTAGCAGCCACTAATCAATATGTCTTTGAACAGTTATTTGAAGAAGAAACAAGAAATATCTTAGAGCTTCATAATAATCTTCCGCTTATTATTGCAGGCGGATGCGGATTAAACATACTACTTAATACTAAGTTAGCTAAAACAAGAGAGACATTTATAACACCTAACCCAAACGATACAGGATTGGCTGTAGGATTAGTTTGTAGTAAAGTAAAACCTTATAACCCGGTGGACACAACCTACCTAGGTCCGGAAGTTTGGGACAGGAAGCAATTAGCTAAAGTACTTTATGAGAGAAAAGGTACTAAAATTCAAGTTCAAGAGCTTACCCAAAGGTTAATTAACGGAGAAATCATAGGAGTTGTCAGAGGTAGATCAGAACATGGACCAAGAGCATTAGGAAATAGAAGTATTATATGTGATCCGACGATCGGAGAAATGAAAGATACTCTAAATGCTAAAGTAAAGGGTAGAGAATATTACAGACCTTTTGCACCGGTAGTTAGGTTAGAGGACGTTAACAAGTACTTTGACTGGAATAAGGAATCTAGATGGATGTCTTTTTGTCCGGAAGTAAGAGAAGAGTATAGAGATATTTTAAAAGCAATTACACACATCGACGGAACTGCTAGAGTACAGACAGTTACAAGAGAACAAAACCAGTTTCTATATGACCTACTAACAGAGATGCATAATCAAAAAGGAATTGGAGTAATTTTAAATACATCTTTTAATATTGCAGGTAAACCAATCTTAAATACCTACGAAGATGCACTATGGGTTTTAGATAATAAACAAATGGATGCACTTTTATTAGAAGATTACTATATTAGAAAAAATGGATAATACAATTTTTATAGCTATTGCTAGTTACCTAGATTACGAGGTAAGACACACAATACTAGACTGTATACGAAATGCAAAACACCCTGAAAACTTACACTTCTCAGTATGTTTGCAATACGACAACAATATTAAAACAGGTGAAAATTGTATAGACGATCTTATAGACTTTTACAATTTGCAAATCACAAAGTTTCCATACCAGGAATCAAAAGGCGGATGCTGGGCAAGACAGATTGCACAATCTAAGTACAACGGTGAAAAGTATAGTTTACAGGTAGACTCACATACCCGATTTATACAAAATTGGGATGAAATTTTAATTAAAGATTACGAAGCATTAGCTTCTACAGGAATTAAACCCCTACTATCTTTTTTACCACCACCTTATCATAGAGATGATGAGACCGGAGTAGATCATTCGTATCGACATTTTGATAACTTAGATAGAATGAATATTCCTAAGATTGCTAGTCTAACAGTAGAGTACTGGCCTAACTATGGGGGATATGAAAATGAAATAAATATTGGATTTCAGCCAAAAAGTATTATATTGTTATATGGTGGGTTTGTATTTGCAGATGGCGAGTGGGTAACTAAGGTAGAACAAGATCCAGAACATTATTATACTGGAGAAGAGTTTGCATTAGCTATTAGGTCTTATACACACGGTTACGATATGTATACTCCTTCGCAGATAGTAGCATGGCATAGAACACATAATGCAGTACCGAAAAAGCACTACAATACAGCACCTAACGAAGAAGCAAATACAAGACATAGAACTGCAATAGGAAGACTTAGGATGTTGATAGAAGGAGGAGACTTAGGGAAGTACGGATTAGGAAACCAAAGAACATTACAGCAGTACGGAGAATATGCCGGTATTGATTTTATAAATAAAAGATTGACAGATGTATAATTTAGCGATGTACTCAGGGCATAATGCTTCTTTTACTCTTGAAAAAGACGGAAAGATATTAGAAGTACTGGAAGTAGAAAGATTCACCAATATTAAAAATGGTGGAATACTATGGTACTTACCGGCACACGAACCGTATAACGTAGTAAAAGATATTTTAAAGTACTTTAAAGACAAGTATGGAGCTGACGAATACGAACACTTAATATGTAATCAGGATGATGCTCGAACATATATTAACGACTTAGGATCAGAAAAAAAGTTTCTTTCGTTCTATAACGCTAAAAAGTTAATAGAGGTAAAACACCAACACGGACACGCAGCAGGAGCATTCTACCAATCGGATTTACAAGAAGCTGTTATAATAACTTACGACGGCGGAGGAAACGATGGTTGTTTCAATTTTTATACAGCAACCAGAAAAAAAGGAGTTGAGTTTAAGTGGATGAACTACGACTACAACCTTGGAGAGAAGTATGCAGAAATAGGTCACTACTGTTCTTCTATTAAACAAGAAGATTACTTAAAAGCCTACTTAGTATACGCTGGTAAATTAATGGGA